CTGGAAATGCTTCTCATGCCGCTGGTATAGAAACAAATGCATTCGGCAATTATTCATACGCAGGCGGCCAAGGAACAGTGGCAACATCTGTGGGTCAAACCGTAGTAGGTAAATACAATTTACCAAATTCTGATATCGTCAGTTACGGTAACTCTTTTATAATTGGTAAAGGAACAAGTACAAGTGCGAGAACTAATATGTTTGAAGCTGTTCCTTCAGCAGATACTCTTACAATATCTGCATCTTATGTTGCAATTAAAGGCATACCTAGATTTGATGCACAACCTTTTCTATTGGCTTATGAAACTTCATCTGGTCAGATATACTTCTCAACAGCATCTCTTGTTGGTGGTGGTAGTACTACAACAACATTATCACGAATAACAACAGGTTCAGTTACGGCTAGTACAAATGTAGGTACAGGAAATGTATTTACTGTTACAAGTGCTAGTATAGCAGAATTTGCTGTAGCAGGAACTGGCGTTACAATAGGTAACGTTATAACAGATCAACATACCGTAACAGGATCTCTATCAATATCAGGCTCCACTACAATAACAGGTTCATTAAGAGTAAGAGACGGCATAACAGGATCATTGTTTGGTACTGCTAGTTGGGCTACTAATGCTTTAACTGCATCTTATGTCTTAGCAAGTAATATTGCAGGAGACATATCAAGAATAGCAATAGGATCGGTAACTGCAAGCGTAGGAAATAGCTCAGGAAATATATTTAATATTATTAGTGGTAGTAGTACGTTTGTGAATATTACTAATAATGGCGATGTTGGCATAGGAGCCCCAGCAACTTCTACCACTAAATTACAAATATCATCTAGTACTAATCTTTCATTGGGTATAGTAAGATCTACGACAAATGCAGGTTATTTATCTTTAGATAATGCTACGTTTGCTATAGCTGTTAATCGTAATCCTGTAGGTTCTTTTATAGATACGTCAAAAGCATCATCTCAAATTAATTTATTTACAGGAGTATCTGATTCGAATATCAAATTTTATACGACTACTGCAAATAATACATTACCTAGTGAAAGAATGATTATTACTAAAGACGGTAATGTCGGTATTAATAGAACGGCTCCGATATATACACTAGATGTAAGTGGTAGTATTAATTTTATTGGAGATACTATCGTAACAGGATCGTTTACGGTAATAACAGGTAGCTCCGTAGAATTTCAAGTTATAAATACTGGAGTTAGGATAGGTAATATAATTACCGATACTCATACTGTAACAGGTAGCTTCAATATATCAGGCTCAACAACTATAAGAGGAAATACAAGAATAAGCGGCAGTGTATTCATCAGCGGTTCATTAATACCAAACGTTAATGGAACTCAAACTTCAAGCTTTAATCTAGGATCTCCAACAGCAGCATGGAAAGCGCTTTATGTAGCAACAAGAAGTATTCACTTTGTTGATGTTGATGGAATTGAAGTAGCAAATATATCTGTAGAACCAAATGGTGGTGGTGGGAGTTTTATTAATATAGGCGATATTAGAACCTATGACGAAAATGAGTTAGCTTTTAGAGGTATTGAAGTTGATAGACAACAAGGATTTGTTTTTTTAGGAGATTATAATAAAACTTTACCATTTCCAATATCACTTAATTTAATACCGGATGCTAATCAAAAAATTTATACTGAAGGTTCTTCATCAGGTGAAAGTGGATTTAAAGTAGATTTTGTAAATGATCCATTCCCTAGAGTATGGTTAGGAGATTTTAATGGAACTGGAAAAAGTACATCTTTAATAATAAATGACTTTTTCCAAACAATAACTACTAGCGGTAGTTTTATAATGTCTGGTTCGTTAAATGTAACTCAAGGTATAACAGGATCATTACAAGGAACATCATCCTTTGCTTTAACAGCATCTCATGTTTTAAATGGTGGAACATCAACAATTCCAACACAAATAGTAACTGGTTCAGTTACAGCTAGTGTAACACTAACACAATTTAGCGTTACAAGTGGTAGTATTACTGAATTTAGTGTAGCAGGAACAGGAGTTACAATAGGTAATACGGCATCAGATATACATAAAGTAACTGGTTCATTTAATATAAGTGGTTCAACAACAGTAAATGGTCAATTATTTCTTTCTAGATATACTAGTGCAACCGCTTTTACAAGCTCAACAACAACAGCTAGTTTAGCCGTTGATACAGATGGTAATGTAGTAACCTCTCCATTTTATGATAGTGGAGAAAAAACATATACTGGAACAGTAACATGGACAGGAACGACTGCCCCATCAGGAGCAACTACTCACTCCTATCATTGGAGTCGAGTTGGAAATCTAGTAACAGTAAGGTTAAATTTAGCATACGCAGTAGCAGGAAACTCTTTAACATTAGCGTCTGCTACATTACCTACGGATTGTCCAATTCCTATTTCTCCTAGTGGCGTAACAGCGGCTAGTGAAGCAATATCTTATGGAACAGGTATTTTAGTAACTGTAAAAACAGTTCCAGCTTTTACTACTGTAGGCGCTGGTATGTCTGCATTAAGAAGAAATTCTGGAAATAATGGATACGATATAGCTATTATAAGAGCGTCAGCAAATTACCAATATGGTTACGCAACAATACAATATTATGCATAATGAGACACATAGTACAATCTAATACAATAGGAACAGATTTATACACGATAGTTGTAACAGATGATTGGAACGATACATTAGAAAATCATCCATCTATAGTAGAACATCCTGAATGGTTTGAAATAGTAGATACACCAATCCCAGAACAACACCAATTTTTAATTTATCAATCGTCTTAAGATAAGAATGCTTCTTACTTAAAACTATAATTTTATAAATTGCGAAATAATTCATATATTTCAATATGTTAGTAGCAACGCAAATATCTTGGGACAAAGCCAATTACTTGTGGAGCGATTTTCAATTCGGAAGTCTCTATGCTCAATACCTCTTAGAAACATATGGTATAACTGTAGAAGCTTCAGGCAGAGAAATCTGGAATCACGTGCTTTCTATAGAAGTAATAGTTTCCCCAGTAATTTTTGGAGGAGCAGGAGATAGCACATTGGGAATTGGCGGCAGAAAGAAAAAAGTAAAAAACAAGATAAAGCTGATATTTATAATGGGTGAAGTTCGCAAAGACGAAATTAAAGAAGTCAACGATACTGTCTCCGCAAAATTGGTTTCCGATATACAAAACAAAATAGAGGAACAATTGCAAACTAAAATATCACTTAGCGATGTACAAATTATTAAAGGATAAAAACAACGAGTTTCAGTGCGAAATAAGATTAGAAGGCACAACATCGAAAAACGCAAAAGCTAGATTGTTTTTGGAAGCAGACGGTTGCGAATATGTATTCTCAGGACGCATCCAGAACGAAAGGTGCGTCATTCCAATGGGCAGATTAAAGAAATACGCAAACCTATTAGAAAGCGGAAATATCAGACTGGAGATCATCGCAGAAGACACGGTATTCACCCCATACGAGAATACTTACGAATTGGACGAAGAAAGAAAAGTGACTGTAGAAGTAATTCAGCCTGATTATTCTATAAAGAAGCCAATAGTCGAGGTAAAAGTCGAACAACCAAAAGTTGCTAAAAAACAAAAATCCAAATTGGATCCAGTAAAAGAAATAAAATCTTATTTGCAAGAAATATCTGGATTCGATGGAACTATTAAAAGTTTTAAATCCGCTATAAAAAACGAATCGAATAAAAAATTTATAAACGTAGTTTGCGAAACTTTTAAATTAGACAAATCAGAGGTTATCAAGCAGCTCATAAAATAAGTTATGAATAATTATGTCAATACCTTCATTATCAGGATCTTATATTGATCAAACGTACCAAAGGCTTGTACAAACTAACGATACAGGTACAGAGTTTGCAGACGGTTTAGGTCGAGTTATTGCTTTCGGAGGAGCCACCATCCCAGGAGGTCCAATAAATTCTTTACAATTCAACAAAGACAACACGAACTTTAGTGGTTCTGCTAATTTGACTTTTAGCGGATCAAATACCCTAACGTTAACTGGTTCACTTAATATAAGCGGATCAACTCTACAAATAGGTAATAATACACTAATTGGAAATACAACTCTATCAGGCAGTATCATAATGTCTGGATCAACTACAACTCCTACAACACCAACAATTAAGATATATGGTGATATGGAAACGGATGGTGTGATTAAATTCATGCCAGTATCTAAAAACATAGATACATCAATATCTGCATCGTATATATTTGTATCTGGTTCAACAAACGATTTATACTTCAGCCAAAACGGTAACGGATATAATAATGTAACTCGTCTACGTTGGTTAGAAAGTAATTTATATACGGGTTTATTGCATGGCGGTATCATATCGCAAGTAAATTCAAACACATATAGAATAGGAAGCGGTAGTGGTATTATTGTTGATTTGAATGTAACAGTACCAGATGATCCGTATCCTACAGTACAATTTTTAGAATGGGGAAATTTAACTAATACTATTGATGCTTTAAGTGGATCATTTGACCAACAATTTGTTGCTATAAATTCATCAAATCAAATATACGCTCAAGGAATACCATATAATAATGGCGATTATAATACATTAATACCAATCGGTATTGTACTCCATCAGAATAGATCCACAATAAATGGTGTTCAGACTTTTCCAGGCGTAGCATATGGATGGAAACAAAGATCTTTTGATTTCATTAAAGCATTTGGAGCATTAAAAATATCAGGATATACATTATCTCAAAGCGGATCTTCTGCTAGAGGCTTATTATTAAGTGGTGGTACATCTTGGGTAGACGGCAGAAATTATACAATAAACCCAACCCAACCCAGCTATATTGAAGAAGCAGTAGGTACACCAACCTCTAAAATATTTAGATACTATCAATCAGGATCTGATTTCGTTTACAATACAAACGGTGGAGCTGGATTCACAGACATAGACCCAACACAGTATTCAAATGCAGGTACATTAGCAACAGTAGATGCAAATAAATGGACAATACAGAGAGTATTCTATTTTCCAAATAGTGCTACAAAAGCATTATTTGTTTATTATGGAAATGCTCAATATGCAAATGAAGCTGATGCTCTTGCAGCTGTGACTACTGAAACATTTACTGAAGCACCTAACACAGCAGCTAGTGCTATTTATATCGGTTTTATGTTATTAAGACATAATGCTGATTTTAATACAGCGGCCTCCTATGAATTTTATGCTGCAGGATTGTTTAGAGGTTCTGGTGCTGGTGGCGGAGGCGGTGTAGGTGGAGGTGCAACATCATTAGCAGGATTAACTGACGTACAATTAACATCACCTACTAATGGACAACCATTAGTATATGATACATTATCTACTAAATGGATTAATAGTAGTGCACTAACAGCATCACTATTTGGTACTGCTAGTTGGGCTACTAATTTTGTATCTGCTTCCAATTATGTTTTAAATATCGCTACTAGTTCATTTGCAACTACAGGCACAAATACGTTTATAGGAAGTCAAACAATAACAGGTAGTATAATATTACCTACATTAGTAGAAGTAACTGATGTTAATGTAAGCTTTGCTATGCCATCTAATCCTAGTGGAATATATAAAGTTACTGCTCAAGAAGATCCCGGAACTATAGATATGGGATCAATCATTTTCCCACCAGTAGTAGAAGGCACAAGTTTTACTATAATAGTTACTGGTAATGCTAATGATGTTATTGTTTCTTCTCCATATCCTATTAATGCAAGAAGTCAAGATGTTACCCTTCTTGGTAATCAAAAAATATATAATTTTTATGGTATAAGCGGATATTGGTACGCAGGAAGTTTAAGTTTACCATAAATTATATTAAAATTCTATATTTATATTAGACAATGAGTAGTTTAATAAGATTAAAATATTCCAAATTTCTATATATTTATAAATAAACAAAATATGACACTAACACTAATTCTATTGCTAGCTATAATTGCAACAACAATTCTAGTAGTAAACAAAAAATCAAAATCTCAAAAAGAACAAGTTTTAAAAATCGAAGACGTAGTTCTACCTGAAGTAGATTTGTCTTCTATTCAAGAGGAAAAACCTGTAGTTGTAATAGAACAACCACAAGAGGTAACTCAACTAGCAGAGCAACAAAAAAAGAAAAGAAAGTATTACAAGAAAAAGCACCCTAAAAAAATGGACGCTAATAAAAAATAAAAAAATCACTCCTCAAAACAGAGGAGTTTTTAATTACGCAAAATACAATATATTTATTTAAAAAACCAAGTTTTAAAATCAACGTTATGGGAAAAATTACAGATGAAGAATTAGGACAAATAGAATTGATAAAGCAACAGAGTTTGGAAGTTGCGTCAATTCTTGGAGAACTAACTTATCAAAAACTCAGTTTGGAAAACCAAATAGAAGAACAGAGACACAAAATAGTAGAAATAAAAAAATCAGAATCCGAACTATTTTTACAACTGAGAGAAAAATACGGAAATATCACCATAAATATCGAAACTGGGGAATTCAATCAGTAATTTGACCAAAGCGGCGATATTTATTATCAGATCCAAAACTATAAATTAATATAAAAACATGGCTGAAACATTAATATCACCAGGAGTTTTCCTAACGGAAAACGATATGAGTCAAATAACTCAAGGTCCAATAGCAGCAGGAGCTGCGTTGTTAGGTCCCACAGTTACAGGTCCAGTAAACATACCAACTCAAGTTACTTCGTATTCTGAATATAAAGCGATATTCGGAGCCGCATTCGTCTCTGGAGGCACTTCTCAAGAGTATTTAACGAGCATGGCGGCTTTGAATTACTTTGAACAAGGCGGAGATTCTCTTCTTGTAACCAGAGTAGTTTCTGGAACTTATACAGCTGCAACGGCTTCTATTGGAAACTTTGCAGGCACTACGTCTTTTCAACTAGAGGCTTTATCATTTGGTGTAATAATGAATAACGCAACAGCTTCAGCGCCCTCTGGATTATTACAATCTGGATCAACGTCTAACATTCGTTGGGAAGTAGTAAGTTCAAACTCAGGATCAGGCGTATTCAGCTTAATCATAAGAAGAGGAGACGATTATAACAATAGTAAAACTATTTTAGAAACGTGGAATGGACTTTCTTTAGATCCAAATCAACCAAACTATGTATCATATATCATAGGAGACCAAACTCAAACAGTACAAACTGACGAATTTGGCAATAGTTATTTACAATATAGCGGATCATACACAAATAAATCAAAATACGTTAGAGTAAGAGCAGTTAACACTCCAATGCCTAATTATTTTAATACAGCAGGAGTTGTAAATAGCGCTTATACGGCTTCTATGCCAAGAGTAGGTAGCGGATCTTTAAATGGAGGTTTCGCAACGGCTACAGGAAATATTTGGGGTTGTTTTAATCAAGCTGCTTTAAATTTATATGAAGCAGTACCTAATACCACATCAACAGTTAGTACAACCACAACAAATATTCAAGGCGTATTCCCTGATTCTTACACTGTTCCACTTAGTTTGTTATCGAATCAAGACGCTTACGATTTTAACGTGATATATGCACCAGGTTTAACCATGGTTAATGCAGCTTCGACTGTAAATAGCATAATTACTTTAGCTCAAGATAGAGGCGATTGTATCGCAGTGGTTGATACAGTTGGATACGGTCAAAGCATGACACAAGCGACTACTCAAGCGCAATCGTACGATAATTCGTATGCTGCAACATATTGGCCGTGGGTGCAACTTAGAAGTCGAGAAACGGGAAAACTTAATTTTGTTCCTCCTTCTACATTGATCCCAGCTATTTACGAATATAACGATAAAGTATCTGCAGAATGGTTCGCACCAGCGGGTCTCAACAGAGGAGGTCTTTCGACCGTATTGCAACCAGAAAGAAGGTTGAGCGTTAATGATAGAAACTTCTTGTACGCAGGAAAAGTAAATCCAATCGCTACATTCCCTGGAGTTGGAACGGTTGTATACGGTCAAAAAACTTTGCAATCAAAAGCATCAGCTCTTGATAGAGTGAACGTTAGAAGATTGTTGATTTCTCTTAAGAGGTATATAAAACAAATATCAAATAACCTTGTATTCGAACCAAATACAACTGTAACTAGAAATAAATTCTTGAATCAAGTTAATCCATATTTGGAATTTGTACAACAAAAGCAAGGTCTTTACGCATTCCAAGTTGTAATGGACGAAACAAATAATACTCCTGACGTAATAGACAGAAATCAATTGGTAGGAGCTATATATTTACAGCCTACAAGGACTGCAGAATTCATTCAACTAGACTTTAACATTTTGCCAACTGGAGCATCATTTGGACAATAAATAAAATAAATTATTTAAATGGCTGAAACATTAATATCACCAGGAGTTTTCCTAACGGAAAACGATATGAGCCAAATAACTCAAGGTCCAATAGCGGCAGGAGCCGCTCTTATAGGACCGACAGTATTTGGTCCGGTGAATATACCCACAGTAGTAACCTCTTATTCAGAATATAAAGCTCTATTTGGAACTGCGTTCATATCAGGTGGCACTAACTATGAGTATCTAACTAGTATAGCAGCTTTAAATTATTTCGAACAAGGAGGAACATCTTTACTTATAACAAGAGTTGTATCAGGATCTTATACTCCAGCAATTGCTGAAATTCCATGCGGTATTGCTGGAAAATATGCAAATGCTTCTGCAACTCCTACATTCGATGATGGTGCGTTTTTTCAATTAACTGGCTCAAGCCTGGGTAGATTTTATGTGACTTCTAGTCGAACGCAAATAGACTCAGCTCCGAACTACTACGTTGTAACTGGAAGTACAGCTACTTTAACTGTACAAAATATAGCAAGCAAAATAAATTCGCTATCGTCTATTTTTAATATAATAGCTACAGGCAGTTCTACTAATCTATTTTTAACATCGAGTTTAATAGGAACAATAGGAAATAGCTTTAGATTTGTAACTGCGTCTAGCGCGACTAATTTAGTTGGTGGTGTAAATCCTAGTGCTAGTTTTGTGTTAGAAACTGTATCTGTAGGACAAGGTATGGATAATTGGGCAGGAACAGGTAGTATATCTAATCAGATATTGCCTAGCGGATCTAATATGAACATTCGTTGGGAAGTAGTAAGTTCAAACTCTGGATCTGGTGTATTTAGTTTGATTATAAGAAGAGGAGACGACTACAGTAATAGCAAAACTATTTTAGAAACATGGAATGGTCTTTCTTTGGATCCAAACCAGCCTAACTATATAGCGGCTGTGATAGGAGATCAAACTCGAACAGTGCAGACTGACGAGTTCGGTAATAGCTATTTGCAGTTGAGTGGAAATTATAGAAACGTTTCTAGATACGTTAGAGTGAAAAGCGTAAATTATCCAACTCCTAACTATTTTGATGGTTCAGGAACTGTACAATCAAATTATACGGCTTCTATGCCTTTGGTCGGATTGGGTTTAGCAAATGGAGCATTTTCAGGATCTCTTGGACCTATATATGGATGCTATGAAAAAGCAGCATTAAATATGTTTGAAGCAATACCAACAGTTACATCTGTTGGAACTAACGCATCAACTAATATACAAGGCATATCGGAAACAGATTATTCTACAGCTATAAGCTTGTTATCGAATCAAGACGCTTACGATTTTAACGTCTTATTTGCGCCTGGATTAAATTCACAGAACGCAACTTCTACTATATCGAGCTTGATAAGTTTATCTCAAACAAGAGGAGATAATATTTCTATAGTAGATATGACTTCATACGGTCAAAGCATGACACAGGCCACTATTCAAGCTCAATCATACGATAATTCCTATGCAGCAGTATACTGGCCGTGGGTACAAATCAGAAGCAGAGAAACAGGCAAATTAAATTTCGTTCCAGCTTCTACTCTTATACCTGCAATTTATGAATATAATGATAAAGTTTCTGCTGAGTGGTTTGCTCCTGCTGGATCAAATAGAGGAAAAATATCTATAGCAATCAAACCAGAGAGATCGTTAACTTTGAATGATAGAAATTTCTTGTACTCAGGAAAAGTAAATCCTATAGCAATATTTCCAACAGACGGAGTGGTAGTATATGGTCAAAAAACCCTACAAGCAAAAGCTTCTGCTCTAGATAGAGTAAATGTAAGAAGATTGTTAATCTCTTTGAAGAGAGCAATAAAGCAAATATCAGAAAATTTGGTATTCGAACCAAATACAACTGTAACTAGAAATAAATTCTTGAACCAGGTTAATCCCTATTTAGAATACGTTCAACAAAAACAGGGGTTGTATTCTTTTCAAGTTGTAATGGACGAAACAAATAATACTCCTGATGTAATCGATAGGAATCAATTAGTGGGAGCTATATATTTACAACCTACGAAAGTGGCAGAATTTGTACAACTAGATTTTAATATCTTGCCTACAGGCGCAACATTT